AAGCTGGTGGTAGCAATACGGAGTCTACTGGAAATTACAATACGGCTGTCGGCTATACGGCGCTTCAGAATGCTACTACCGCAGGGTCTAATACCGCCATTGGTGGTTTTGCAATGCAAGGTGTCACCACGGGAAGCAACAATACGGCTGTCGGCTATACGGCGCTGGACGCACTTACCACTGGGACGGATAACGTCGCCGTGGGTAGAGGTGCAGCTACTGCTCTGACAGAAGGAACCAATACGACAGCCGTAGGAAGACACGCTCTTGCTGCGGTGACAACTGCTGGTAGTAACGTAGCGGTGGGATATGGCGCGGCGGAAAGCACAACTACGGGAAATCTAAACACAGCCGTAGGCACCCAAGCACTTAAAGAAAATACTGTAGGCGACAGAAATACTGCCATAGGCTATCAGGCTTTATTCCAAGTAGATCAGGCTTCAAATGAAGATACGGACAATGTAGCCGTAGGGATGCATGCGGGTCGTGGCATTACTACAGGAACGCAGAATGTCTCTATTGGTACTTATTCAATGGAGGACGGCGATCTTACTGGAGACTACAACAATGCGTTAGGAACTTTTGCAGGGGAGAAGCTGACCTCTGGTACTCAAAATGTGATGCTCGGGGGCAGAGCAGGAAAAGAATTAACGACCGGAGATTACAACACCTACGTCGGCCACCAAGCTGGTGGAGGGGCCGCTGACTTAGCCGGGACAGGTGATTACAACACTGCTGTAGGTAGAAACGCTCTTTCAAAAATTAAAGGAGCCGCTGCGGGTAATACCGCGCTGGGCTTTGGGTCGCTTGAAAGCTCGACCACAGCTTCTAACAGTACGGCAGTTGGTGGTGCTGCGCTGCAACTTTCCACTTCGGCAGACAATACGGCCATTGGCTATCGAGCCATGACCAGCAATACCACGGGTATTTACAACGTAGCAGTGGGCGACAACGCGCTAAGGTCCAATCAAGATGACCACGGTAGTACCGCTGTTGGCTACAGAGCCTTGTACTCCTCCGATTACACGACTTCTGCAACTTATATTTATAACGTGGCTCTCGGCTATCAGGCGGGATATAGCGTCTCTCTTGGAACATCAAATGTAATTATCGGGGGCAACGCAGGCCAAGACACTGTGCCTCTGACGACTGGAGACAGCAACGTAATCATTGGTAGAAGTGCTAGAACCAGTGCAGGCGACAGTAATAATCAGATCGTTTTAGGGCGAGATGTTACGGGCAACGCAGATGACTCTTTGTGCTTTGGAAACGGATCGACGGACTCTGCAATTGCATTTGGTGCGACTTCAATAACTGCCCCATCAGACGTTCGCTATAAAGAAAACATTGAAGATCAGAAGGCAGGGCTAAGTTTCATCAATGATCTGCGACCCGTAACCTTCAATTGGAAAAAGAAAAAAGATTTACCCAAAGATCATTTTGCTTATGAAGACTCGGAAGAACGCGAAATGAACGACAAAACCAATCATGGCTTTATCGCCCAAGAGGTCAAGGCCGTTATCGACGCGCATCCAGAAATATCTGACGGGTTTGATATGTGGTCAGAAGACGAAGCTGATGGTAGGCAGAGGGTCGCTCCCGGGGCGATCATTCCAATACTGGTTACGGCAATTCAGGAACTTTCGGCAGAACTCAAAGAGATCAAGGAGAAAATATAATGGCAGCAGAACCACGCACCACTGAGCAGAAGGCTCAAGACTACAAAGCAATGGGGCACTCCGTTTCCCTGATTGACATCATCAGGACTGATTCAGACCCGGCTTATAAAGAGAATATGTCAGTCGAAGAACGGAAAGAGACCGTTTCAAGAAACGTAGAACATCTTGAAATTATGGTTGCTCTTGAAGACTGGGGTTCTGAGGATATGACAGCCTCAAAGGCAGCGATCACCAACGGCAAGGCGTATGTAGCATCATGAGCGACGAAGCACTGGATTTTGAGGTAGAAGAAGATACTGCGGAGGTTGTGGAGCTTCCGCCCGCGATTGAAAAGTTGCAGGCAAAGCAGGCCCGGCTTCAGCAGGAAATCGCGAAGTATCAGGCTCAGATCAATGAGCTTGTTGAGCGGCACGAGACAGCACAAATGGCGTTTGCCCAGTGCGCGCTGTTGATTCAGGCGCAGGAGCATGGCGGGGAACACTGATGCTGATGGCGCAATGAAACTAGCTATCGAAGCGTTGGACCGAATCGCTCACCATGAAAAGGAATGTGGTGAGCGATGGGGCCAAGCAATGGTTGAGCTACGAGAATTGCGAAAAGAAACTGATGCCCACTCCTCTCGCTGGGAGAAGCTGGCTTGGTTGGTTGTTGCGACGGTCATCACTACGTCGATGGGAATTTGGATTAAGACGATTCTTTAGGAAAGGCAGTGCCTCTTCAAAAATATATATTTAATCCTGGAATCAATAGAGAAGGAACCGCGTACACCGCAGAAGGTGGTTGGTTCGATGGGAATCTCGTTCGCTTCAGGAAAGGACTTCCTGAGAAGATAGGCGGGTGGGCTAAAGAGTCATTGAAAACCTACCTAGGAACAGGTAGGTCTCTGCATGCATGGACCACCGTAGCAGGAACTAATCTCTTTGGAATAGCTACCCGGGTTAAGTTGTATATTGAGGAAGGGAACGTATTTAACGATGTAACCCCGATTCGGTCAACAACCTCTGCGGGAGATGTCACTTTCTCCGCAACTAATGGCTCTTCCACAATTACTGCAACAGACACTAGCCATGGTGCGAATATTGGAGACTTTGTTACTTTTTCTGGGGCGGCTAGTCTCGGGGGTCTTATAACCGCAGCAGTTCTTAATCAAGAATATGAGGTAGCCACGGTCCCCACTGCGAATACGTTTACGTTCACTGCAAAAGATACCGATGGAGATGAGGTAACTGCGAATAGTAGCGACTCTGGAAATGGAGGTTCTAGTGTTGTAGGTGCGTATCAAATCTCTGTAGGTCTTGATGTATTCGTAGCGGGAACAGGCTGGAGCGCCGGAACATGGGGAAGCGGTACGTTTGGTTCAACTAGTGACCTCACAGATATAAATCAGCTGCGAACCTGGAGCCAAGATAACTATGGAGAGGATCTTGTCGCATGTGTAAGAGCTGGGGGCGTGTACTACTGGGATGCAAGCGATACGGTGAATGTTCGAGCGAAGGCGCTCTCGGAGCTCACCGGGGCTAATTTATGTCCTACCAGAGGACTTCAGGTTCTCGTTTCTGATGTAGACAGACACCTCATAGTATTGGGGGCTGACCCTATATCAGGCACCGCAAGATCCGATGTACTAGATCCTTTGTTGATTGCATGGTCTGATCAGGGAAATCCTGCGGAATGGGAACCTAAGAATACAAATACAGCAGGGTCTATTCGTTGTTCTGTGGGAGCAGAAATCATTGGGGGTCTACGCGCTCGACAAGAGACCCTCGTTTGGACCGACTCTGCGATGTACAGCCTTCAGTTTATTGGGCCTCCTTACACGTTCGGACTGAACCTTCTTAATGAAGGGATTAGTTTGATGGGGCCTAATGCTGCCATCAACACTCCTAAAGGGGTGTTTTGGATGGACCGAAAGGGGTTTTATGTATATAACGGATCAATCAGCCCTGTTCCGTGTAGTGTCCACAGTTATGTGTTTGATAATCTTAATGAGTCTCAGTCTTATCAGTATTTTGCATTTCTTAATACGCAGTTTGATGAGGTCGGTTGGTTCTACTGCTCTGGGACAGAAACAGTTATTGATAGATATGTCACCTATAACTACTCAGAAGATACTTGGGCGATAGGAAAACTTAGCCGCACGGCTTGGTTAGATCAGGGGATCGCGCCATACCCACGATCTGCGGGATCAGCTGTTATATCCGATACCACGTATCACTACGTATACAAGCAGGAAACGGGGAACGATGCTGATGGCTCTCCTATGGATGATGTCTATATTGAGTCAGGAGACTTCGATTTAGGCGAAGGAGAGGACATCCAATACATACGGAGATTAATTCCCGATGTTCGGTTCTCTGGTGAAAACGGTGCGGGGCAGGTTCTTAATTTTGTCCTGAAGACCCGGAACTACCCTGCGGAAGACTTATCAGTAAGTAGCACCTCCGTTCTTGGGGTTACTACAGACAAGATTGATCTTCGTGCTAGAGCTCGTCAGGCTGTTATCCGATTTGAGTCCGACGATGACGCGGATACCTCTGTGAGGCTTGGGGTAGCGTTTCGGATTGGTGGTACTCGGCTAGACGTCCAACCGTCGGGTAGACGGTGACATGGCACGGCTGCTAGAAACACGACTCCCGCTTGCGGCGGGAGGTGATGTTTCCACAGAAATTTTTAACAGACTGGTTCGAGTACTTGAGTTAAACCTAGCTACTCATGATCCAGACGCTACGCCTGCTTTTATTATTGCAGATAGGGATCAGATCAAGTTTGCAGATGGGGATGTTATTTGGAACCTTGATGAGAACGTCCTTCAGGTTTGGAAAACTGATCGTTGGGAAAACCTTTCAACTCCCTACAATAATGCAGGAGTTAGTGGAACAGGAGCCGTTGGTTCCTTACAAGTTACGACCGCTGGCGCAATCGAGGTCAGGATACTTTAGTATGGAGAAATCTTCAAAAGTAAGTCCTCATTTCACTTTGGGTGAATTGTGTCGATCTCAGACTGCGGAGCGGTTAGGGATTGAAAATATGCCGGATGAAGAACAGCTAGAGTGTTTGAAACTAGTTGCTGAAGCCGTCCTAGAACCGACTAGGATTCATTTTAAGACCCCCTTTGCTCCGAATAGTGCATTTCGGTGCTTAGAACTGAATAAAGCTATTGGGAGTAGCGATAAATCTCAGCACTG